ATTCTTTATGAATTGGCGGACAATGCAGATCTAGCCAAGAAAATCACCACAATGTCAGCAAGTGCCGCGCTACGCGAGATTGGTAGGTTGGAAGCGCGTTTTGAGAGGAAAACTGAAAATGCGCCTAGTAATCCTGTGGGTAAAAGTAAAGCACCACCTCCGATCAATCCGATCAGAGCATCTGGAAATGCGATGGGTGTCCAAATAGATGCGAATGGCGCATTTCATGGCACATACCAAGCGTGGAAAGAAGCCCGTAAGGCCGGAAAGATTAGATAAATTTGTTTTTTAATTTAAAGGATTAATCATGAGCAATACCTTGCTTACCATTAGCAAGATCACCAACGAAGCGTTGATGGTCTTGGAAAATGAGTTGACTTTCACCTCTGAAGTCGATCGTAACTATGATGACCAATTCGCTGTCGTTGGCGGCAAAATTGGTAACACAGTTAACGTTCGTAGACCTGGCCGTTTCATCGGTACTACTGGCCCTGCTTTGAACGTTGAAGACTTCAACGAGACAAGCGTTCCCGTTACCTTGAGCACTCAGTTCCACGTTGACACACAGTTCACCACACAAGATTTGGCATTGTCTTTGGACATGTTCTCTGACCGCGTGTTGAAGCCTGCTGTTGCCGCTATTGCCAACAAGATTGACCGCGATGGTCTGTCATTGGCTGCTTCACAAACCGCAAACATCGTTGGTGTTGCCGGTACGCCCCCCACTGGTCTGATTACTTATCTGACCGCTGGCGCTTACCTTGACTCCGAAGGCGCACCCCGCGATGGCCGTCGTTCATGTATCGTTGAGCCCTTCACAAGCGCAACCATCGTGGACAGCTTGAAAGGTTTGTTCGTACCCCAAGAAGCTATTGGCGAGCAGTATCGCAAGGGCTTGATGGGTCGTGACTCTGCTGGCGTGAATTGGAAGTTGGATCAGAACGTTGTGTCTCAGACATTTGGTTCATGGTCTGCTAACACCATCGCTTGCAACGTGACCACCGCAACTGGCTTCCTGACCTCTGGTTGGGCGCAGTATTCCACCATCGCTTTGACCGCATCTTCAGCTTCTACCCTGAACGCTGGTGACGTGTTCACAATCCCTGGTGTGTTTGCTGTTAACCCACAGAATCGTCAGTCATACGGCAAATTGCGTAACTTCGTGGTTCAGTCCACCACTGCTGTTGGCACTAGCGCAACTTCTGTTGTTGTTAGCCCTGCCATCATCTCTGGCGGTCAGTTCCAGAACGTAAACATCACTTCTTCTGGTTCACAAAATATAACAGCATTTAATAATACTGGAGTATCAAGTCCTCAGAATATTATGATGCATAGGAATGCATTTACGCTCGCCTGCTGCGATCTCGAGCTACCTGACGGGGTCCACTTTGCTGGTCGCGCCTCTGACAAAGAGATTGGTTTGTCAATGCGTGTTGTTCGTCAATACACCATCAACAACGACTCCATTCCCACACGTTTGGATGTTTTGTATGGCTGGGCGCCTCTGTACCCAGAGTTGTCTTGCCGTATTGCCGCCTAATTAACCATTTTTAAGGAATAAATATCATGGCAAATCCTGGACCATCAACCACAGTAACCGCAAACTACCTGTTCAATGGTGACGCTTCCAATGGCGTTTTGTTGGGCGGCTCTTCTACCAAATTGGTTGGCTTTCATGGCGCAACCCCCGTGGCTCAAGCCGCGGCCATTACTGCTATCAGCAACAGTGCCACTGGTACTGAAATCGCTACAGCGGTAAACGCCATCATTACTGCATTGAAAAACAAGGGCTTGACAGCCTAAGTTGCAATGCAATAAATGGAAAAAGCTATCCTCAAAAGGGATGGCTTTTTTTCGTTTAACGCTATAATTTACTCATTCTTAAAAGGAATAATCATGTCAAAAACCACCATTTGCCGTGGCAACGTATTGGCTCACACCATTGTGCAAACAACGTTTCCAAGCACAACTTTTTCCACAACAACCACAGAAGTGAACATCGCTATTGGTGGCGTGAAAGCTACCGATAAGATTCAGGCTCAAATTGATGCCGCTATGACTGTTGGCGTTGGTATCGGTAACGTTTACACAAACACCGACAACCAAATCACAGTTCGCTTATTCAATTTGACTGGCGGTTCTGTGACTCAAGCCGCTGCGACCATGTTGGTGAGCATCAAGTCTTGCGAAGACTCTCCAATCCCCTCTAGCGTTGTCTAATCATGGCTAATACATCTGTCATCCGAATTGGTGGCAAGACCACGGCACTTAGTGTCACGGGTTCTGCTCACGCTGCGGTGCAGTTGACAGCTAACACAAACGATTTGATTAACTACGTTTCTTGCATGAATTTTGGTGCAGTAAGCGTAGCAATTAAATTTAGTCAGCTTTCATCTGATACAGCGGCATTGCCCGTTGATGGAACACCTGGAGACTTTATTTTGCCTCCCCTCATGACAGTTCCTGTCGTGTTGGCGTGTCCTCCCATCGGTGGTCAATTACCATGTTATGTGACGGCTATCGGTTCTGCCGCTGGCCCTAGCCTTGTTTACTTGACTCCCGCTGTGGATCAATCGTAATGACCAATGCCGCCAGTACCTCTACGATCAATATAGTTCCTGTTCAGGGCATCTTTGGGCCACAGCCAACATTTACGTTGGTCAGTCTCATCGGCCCTGCGGGAACTCCGTTCTACCCTAATATCAATCCTCAGCAGTCTGGATTGAGCATTACGGCAAGCACAATTGACAGTAGCGTTATTGGCGGCATCACACCTTCTACAGGTACGTTTACAAATATTTTGACCACAACAGGTCAGATTACGACTTCTCCGACTGGCAACACAGACATTGCCAATAAGTTTTATGTTGACCAAATTGCCCAAGGTTTAAGCCCCAAGCAAGCGGTTAAATGCGGCACATCCGTTTCGATTACGTTGTCAGGTTTACAGACAATTGACGGATATACAACCTTGGCGGGTGATAGGGTTCTAGTAAAGAATCAAAGCACATCGTCACAAAACGGCATTTACAACGCATCTGCAAGCGCATGGACTCGATCAGCGGATATGGATGTTTGGGCAGAAGTGCCAGGCGCATACACTGTCATCCTAAATGGTGGCCAAGCGCAGACTGCATGGGTTTCTACCTCTAGCGACACAGGCACAATTAACGTCACTCCGATTACTTTTGTGCAGTTTTCAGGCAACGGAACGTATTACGCGGGTACAGGCTTAACGCTTACCTCAAACACGTTCTCAATCACGAATACGGGCGTTACGGCCGCATCTGTGGGGTCGGCATCTAAGACTCTGACGGCCACAGTCAACGCACAAGGTCAATTGACCGCCTTGGCAGACACAAACATCGCTATTGCCGCGACTCAGATCACATCAGGAACTATTGATTCAGCGCGTATATCAGGTTCATATACAGGGATTACAGGCGTTGGAACGCTGACTGTGGGTACTTGGAACGCCTCGACAATCACAGTTCCTTATGGTGGTACTGGTGCAACGACATTGAGTGGTTATATTAAGGGAAATGGGACTGCTGCGTTATCGGGTCAAGCCACAATCCCTAATTCGGACATTACTGGTTTGGGGACAATGAGTACCCAAAATGCAAACAATGTTGCGATTACGGGTGGCTCAATCTCAGGCTTATCAAGTTTTATCCTAACTGGCCAAACAGGGTATGTTTACGCCAACGGATCAAGCGCGGTTACATCATCTACAACGATTCCCACAAGTGCTTTGTCGGGTAATTTTGTTAGCACGTTTTCTGCGGGAACAACGGGGTTAACGCCTAATACAAATTCAACAGGCGCTGTCACTTTAAGCGGCACATTAAATGTTGCGAATGGCGGCACAGGGGTGACTGCATCTAGTGGCGCAAACTCTGTGATGTTGCGTGATGCAAATCAAAATGTTGCTGTTAATGCAATAGACGATGCTTATACAAATTTTGCGGCTTCTGGAACAACAACCACATTAACAGTAAGTTCACCTCGTAGATATACAGTTACTGGTTCTGGTGGGCAAACATTTAAATTGCCTGATGCAACCACGTTGGTAAATGGTGCAATTTTTGAGTTTGATAACAACCAAAGTAGCGGTGCAATTTTAGTTAATAACAATTCAAACACATTGATTGTTTCTGTGCCTAGTGGTGGCATTACCAGAGTTGATTTATTGTCAAATTCAATAGCTGCGGGTTCATGGGACAGACACGATCTCACCCCTGCAAACGTTTCTTGGTCAACAAATACGTTAGATTACCCTGGCTCAATCACAAGCGCCACATGGAACGGAAACGCTGTTGCGATTAACCGAGGCGGCACTAACGGAACGGCCACACCTACTTCAGGTGCTGTTGCGTATGGCACAGGAACGGCTTATGCGTTTACTGCCGCGGGTACAACAGGGCAAGTTTTAACGTCTAACGGATCGGGCGCACCAACTTGGTCAACACCCACCGCTTATGCGACTGTCACAGATGACACGACCACTAACGCGACTCGTTATCCATTGTTTGCCGCAGCCACATCGGGAAATTTGGCCACGGAATATGTTTCCTCGACTAAATACCAATTTAACCCTTCAACGGGTTTATTGACCGCCACAGGGTTTAGTGGATCGGGTGCTAATCTGACAAGCATCCCTAATGGTGCGTTGACTAACTCAAGCATCACAATCGGCTCTACAAGCGTTTCTTTAGGCGGTACTGTCACAACCATAGCGGGACTGACTTCTGTGACCTCTACGACCTTTGTAGGGGCTTTGACGGGTAATGCTAGTTCGGCAACGACAGCAACCACCGCAACTAATGCGACGAATACAGCGATTACTGACGACACAACAACCGCGGCTGTGGTTTATCCGACTTGGGTGACCTCAACATCGGGTAATTTGCCTCAGAAAACATCGTCAACTAAACTTCAATTTAACCCAAGCACAGGGGCTTTGACGGCCTCACAACTTGTCATTGCGCCATAAGGAAACATCATGGGAACTTTAGTCTTTCAAGCAACACTCGGTGGTCAAGTTAACCTGACTGGCCCGAACACAGCGTCTACTTTCACGATAAGCGTTCCCGCGGTGACTGGAACAATGATTACATCGGGCGACACCGCTACTGTGACAAGCACCATGATTTCTGGCCCTGTCACAACGGCAAAGGGCGGCACAGGACTGTCATCCTTTACTGCTAACGGGCTTGTTTACGCATCTTCATCAAGTGCGCTTGCTACAGGTTCTGCGCTAGTGTTTGATGGCACTAATTTGGGTGTTGGAGTTACTCCTAGTGCTTGGACGCTTGGTAAAGCCTTAGAAGTTGGTCAATCTGGCAATGCAATCTGGAGTCCTGGTTCTGGAGATATGCGTGTAATGAACAACGCATATTATGGTTCTGGCCCTGCATACAAATATGGAGCTTCTTCTTACGCCACGATGTACCAAATGCAAAATGGTCAGCATCAATGGCATAACGCCCCATCAGGCACAGCAGGAAACGCTATTACGTTCACGCAAGCCATGACTCTGGATGCTAGTGGGAAACTTGGTATTGGTACAACAAGCCCTGGTTATAAATTAGAAGTATCTGGAACTCAAAACAATAATGATATTGTAATTACCAACTCTACAATTTCTTCTTCATTGCGTATGCAGATGATTGACGCATACGGATCAATTTTTACTACTGGTAGTTATCCGCTGACTTTTGGAACAAACAGTTCAGAACGCGCCCGTATAACGTCAGCAGGTGCTTTGGGAATTGGTACTACTTCACCAAATGCAACTTTTCAATCCCAAGGCCCAGCAACAACTGATGGCAGTATGAAGTTTAATTCGCAAGTACAAAGTACAGATGCGTATAACACATCTCCTCAGTCTGGAATGATGGCGGCACTTAAATACAATTCTGCGGGTGATTATGCGGGTATGGGTGGTTGGTCAATTGGTAAAGAAAATGCAACTAGTGGTGACTACTCAAGCTACTTTGCAATGCACACTAGGGCTAATGGTGGTGCTATTACAGAACGTGCCCGTATAGACTCAAGCGGTAACTTCAAATCAGGAACAGGCGGTAGCGGTAATACAGCAAGGGTTATTGTTGTTTCTGCTGATTCTACAGCTTCAACCAATGCAGTCTATGTTGAAAATTCAACACCAACTCGCTTATTTCAAGTCCGTAGTGATGGTTATTTTGTAACTGGTGCTGCTGCAAATTCGCCTTATAACAATACAACTGGCTCTGTTGCAAACGTATATGTTGATTCAAGTGGTGTTTTGTATAGAGGGACATCATCAATAAAATACAAAACGAATGTTCAAACGGCAACTTTTGGACTTGAAGATGTATTAAAACTTAGGCCAGTAACTTATCAAAGCATTTCAGAAAAAGATTCTCAAAAAACTTTTGGTGGATTGATTGCTGAGGAAGTAGATTCGGTAGGTTTAGGTATTTTTGTTGATTACGCAAACGACGGAACTCCTGATGCTTTGCATTATGCAAGTATGGTTTCTCTTTGTATTAAAGCTATTCAAGAACAACAAACAATCATTGACTCTCTCAAGGCACGTTTGGATGCCGCTAATCTTTAAAGGAAAATAAAATGACTACCACTTGGAAAATCTCTACCCTTGATCGTGACGTAGCTACAGGCTTTGTCACAACAGCACATTGGACAGCAACAGCAGTAGATGGAGAACACTCTGCCTCTGCGTACGCAACAGTCTCATGGCCTGAAGGCACTCCTGCTATACCCTACGCAGACCTGACAGAAGAAACTGTTTTGGAATGGGTGTGGAACGCTGTTGACAAGTCAGCGACAGAGGCTTCATTGGCGGCTCAGATTGAGTTGCTGAAAAATCCTGTTAAGGCTACAGGCACGCCTTGGGCTTCAGCATGAATTACGTTTGGGACATTATGGATGCGCCATCACTCGATGGCCTGATTTTGTCTGCTAGTTACAAAGTCACTTTGAATGACGATCAATACTCAATTGCGTCTGAAGGACACTGGGTGTTTGACTCTCCAACTATGGTGACGCCATACGACCAAGTGACAAAAGAAATGATTGTGCAATGGATTGAGGATGCCTCTATCGTTGACGGGGTAAGTAGCATAAAATCTAACCTAGAAAAGCAGCTAAATGCGCTTAAAAACCCACAGCGATCAGGACTTCCGTGGATGCCTGGCACTTTTACTGTTTAAGGACATATCATGGTAATGCCAATTGACATTGTTTCTAGGGCGCTAAAAGATATTGGCGCTTTGGAAGCTGGCGAGACACCAACGCCTGAAGCGGCTCAAGACGCATTTGATATGCTGAACGACATGCTCGATCAATGGTCGAACGAAGAAATGATGGTGTTTAACTTCACCGAAATTATTTTTCCGATCATTTCAGGTCAAACCCAATACACAATTGGCCCTAATCCAAGCACCGCCAACTTTATTGGCGCGGCTTTTACAGGCTCAATTACGGGTAACGTCTTAACAGTCACGGGCATTACATCAGGTGCTATTGCTCAAGGTCAGACTTTAAGTGGAACTGGCATCGCTGCGGGAACGAAGATTACTCAATTCCTGACAGGCGCAGGCGGTAACGTGAATGAAGTTGGTACATACCAATTAAACACTTACCAAACAATTGGTTCTACAGCGATTACCGCTTACTACCAAAAGCCTTTAAATCTGAACTCAGCGTTTGTCAGGATTAACACTTACTCCAATGGCCAGCCCATCACCAATGGTGGCCTTGACTATCCTGTCTCGGTTTTGACCCTGCAAGAATACGAATTAATCGGTTTAAAGACGCTTAACGGCCCTTGGCCAAAAGCGGTTTACTTTAACCCTGGTGAAGATTCAGGAAACCTTTTCGTGTGGCCAAACCCATCTCAGGGTGAAATGCACTTGTTTGCCGACACAATCTTTAGTCGCTATGAAAGCCTGAACACTCCGATTGTGCTGCCACAAGGCTATTCAATGGCCATTAGATGGTGTTTGGCAGAGCGATTGATGCCCATGTACGGCAAAGCCTCACCAACGCAAATAGCGATGATTCAGAAGTTTGCAGGGCAAGGTAAAGCCACGCTCAAGCGCAAAAACATGGGGCCGCTACAAGTTGCTCAGTATGCGGATGCGTTGCTTGTGGGTCGTGCAAAAGATGCCGGCTGGATTTTATCAGGCGGTTTCCTGCGTTAAGGATAAATAATGGCAGATTTTGGTTTTGTCGGCCCAAGTTACGAAGCACCTTCGATTTACCAAGAATCGCAGGAGTGTATTAACTTCTTCCCTGAGATTGACCCTTTAAAACAGGGCGGCAATCGCGGGGTGGTTGCGCTTTACCCAACGCCAGGTCTTACTACAAAAGTAGTTTTCTCAAACGCCCAAGAAGTCCGCGGTGTTCGCACCTTGTCGGGTGGTCAGCAAATGATTGCCGTGTGTGGGCCTTATGTCTATGTTCTCAGCTCTAACCTGACACCTTCTGTTGTTGGATTGCTTAACTCCAATTCAGGTCGCGTAGGCATATCTGACAACGGCATCAACGTCAACATTGTGGATGGTGCTTATCGCTACACATGGAGAATTTCTAATCCTTCCACAGCGATTTTCACAGGGTCAATTAGCGGCACAACTTTGACTGTGACTCAGGTCAGTAGCGGAGTGTTGGCCGCGGGTCAATCTGTTTATGGTATCGGCATAACCCCTGAAACAGTCATTACAGCCCTCGGAACGGGTACAGGCGGGGTAGGTACATACACAGTCAATTTATCGCAAACTATTGCCGCTGAACAGCTTAATACGGCCACTGTTGGCTGTTTGTTTACCGGCTCAATGTCAGGCACGACTTTAACTGTGACTGCGGTGACAAGTGGCACTCTTTATGTTGGCCAAACAATCATCGGTACGGGTGTTTCTGCTAATCTAATTATCACGGCTTTGGGGACTGGAACTGGTGGGGCGGGAACTTACACAATCAGCGCCACTCAATCGATTGCTTCTCGGACACTCTACGCCTTGTCATTCTCTGTATTGCCATCGTCAGACGGAGCGTTTAGCGGTGGTAATACGATTGACATTGTGGACAATTACTTTGTTTACAACGACCCTGGCACTCAGGAATGGGGTGCATCTGATCTTTTAAGCCCTGTTTCTAGCTCTGTCAGTTATGCCCTTAAAGACGCTGCGCCCGATAAATTGGTGGCTTTGATTGTTGACCACCGCGAAGTTTATTTGATGGGTGAGGCGTCATCTGAGGTGTGGACAGATGTGGGCGCTGTGCCGTTTCCATTTCAGAGAATCCCTGGCACTTCTACCCAACACGGCATAGGCGCACAGTTTTCCTTGTCGCGTCTTGGTAATTCGTTTGCTTACGTTTCACGCAACTCTCGTGGTCAAGCACAAATCATGCAGATGAATGGTTATATTCCTGAGAGGATTTCCACTCACGCGGTTGAAAATACCTTGGCAAACCAAAACATCTCAGACGCGATTGCGTGGACATATCAGCTTGAGGGTCACGAATGTTATGTGGTGACATTCCCTTCTTTAAACCTTACATGGGTTTATGACGTTGCTACTCAGATGTGGCACAAGTGGCTTTATCTGAACGACCAAGGCGTTTATCAACGCCACCGCGGTAACTGTTGCACATTGTTTCAGGGCATGGTTCTTGTCGGAGACTATGACAACGGCAAGATTTATATGCTTGACCGCACTAATTTCACGGATGATGGCCAGACTATCCGTAGATTAAGACGCGCCCCTCACTTGGTGACTGACCTTCAAAGACAGTATTTTGATGAGTTGCAGATTCAGTTTCAGCCTGGCGTTGGAACTACGGGTTTATCGACTGAGGTTTATTTCAACAACGAAATCTACATTGGTTCGACTTACTACATCGGCTCCACTGCAACTTTTACCATCGGCCCTGATGCCGTTTACATCCTTGGCGACAAGATTACTCAAAATTCACCCACCACAACCAACCCTCAAGCCATGCTTCGTTGGTCAAATGATGGTGGATCAACTTGGTCGCGTGAGTATTGGGTGAGCATCGGACAGCTAGGAAAGTACCGCAATCGTGCCATTTGGAGACGTTTGGGGACTGCGCGTGACAGAATTTACGAAGTGTCAATCAGCGACCCCGTAAACGCGGTGATTGTGTCCGCTAACCTTAAAGCTAGTCAAGGAGAAAATTAATGGCAACTTCAGGAATTTCCTCCTCACAGCAGATCAACCCTTACCCACAGTCAGAATTTTTAGAGCCTATGACAAAAAGACCTACACGGGCATGGCAACAATTCTTCCTAAATTTGGTAAACTTCAGTAGTAGCGCAACGGCCACCGCTGGGTCTGGAACTTTGCCTGCAAATCCTGTTGGCTTTATCAACGTGACTGTGAATGGTAAGCCATTTAAAGTCCCTTATTACAATGTTTAAGGATTTGTAATGCGATTCGACCCTAATTCATATATGTCTGGTGATGGTGAGGCTGGATTTGATATTGGCGCAGGCCCTGTCAATCCTGTTCTTAATGCACGTCAAAAGTTAGCCCAACAGATTGCGGCAAGTGGAGTAAGCCCCGCCGCGGCTGCTAAGATGGCTGAGAATCTGGCCACATCTGGCATCACAGATATTAACCAACTTGGCATGGTGGATGTGCCTTATGACACCCAAGTCAATCTAAATGGCCGCGGTCAATACGTTGATTTGCAAGGAAACATTGTTGACCCAAGCAAGGTGACAGCACAAGATGTTAGCGGAGAATCTGGCACTCAGACTGTTTACACAGCGCCTATCACTACTTCAAGTCTATTGGGCAACAAAGAAACTGGTCAGCGTATTGCTTCACCTTTCAGCACTAGCGCGGTCACAGCGCCAGGTCTTTTTGGCGGTGAAGGTAACACGGGCTACCATGTAACTTTTGATGCTCAGGGCAACCCTAAGTTTTCCACTTCTACAATCAAAGATGACAACTCTGCCCTTGGTTCATTAGCGACCATCGGTTTAAGCCTTGCTTTTCCTGAGTTTGCGCCATTGATTGCGGGCGGCTCGACTGCGCTTCAGGGTGGAAACATTGGTGACGTTTTAAAGAGCGCGGCTTTGGGTTATGCGGGTCAGCAATTAATGGGACAGTTTGGCGGGCCTGAATATGGCCCTTCTCAAACTCCTCAAGAACTGCCATCTGATTTTAATCAGTATCTTGCGCCCCCCACAGCTTCTCCCCCCCCAGTTGCAACTTCATACCCTGTTCCTGATCAACCTCCTTTTCAAGGTCAGATTACTAATTACCCTCAAACATCTATAAATGATCTTGCAAATACTGCGCCTCCAGCCGCTGTTGGTACACCATTACAAAATATTGGAGAGTTACAGCCTACTGATTATTCATTAGGATCAACTACTCCTCAAACTGCTCCAAATTATTTGGAAATTCCAAGAGGCGGTGAAGGTCTTGGCGCTACTGATTATTCATTGGCCAACAGCACAAGCACAAATCCAATTACTGATATGGGTGGCGCTCAAGGAATACAACCTAGTGGATCAGCTAATTTGTCAAACATGGGCGGTGGTCAAGGTTTAACAATAAACCCTGGCGCTCCGTCAACAACTTTATCTGGTGCTTTATCTTCTTTTGGCGGTGTAAACCCAGCATCTATGTCAAGCATGGGTGGCGCTCAAGGTTTGACATATCAAACACCCACAGGATTAGTTACTAATGATGGATTACTACCTACTGGTGGTTTAACTGGTACTTCTTCAGTTTTAGGCGCTACTGGTTTAAATACAGGCGCAAATGTTGCGGGAAATCTTGGTTCAAGTTTAGCTGGAACTGGTTTGGCAGCGGGCGCAGCGGGTGCAGGTACATTAGGAGCCGTTGATGGTGCAACAAGTGGGCTTGCTAGTACTGCCGCGGCAACTGGTGGCGGTTTGCTATCAGGTCTTTCTCCACTTCAAATTGCGGCTTTGGGAAGCGGTTTGCTTGGCGCTACTGGTTCAATTATTGCTAACAAAGCAATCAGTTCTGGTCAAGATATTCAAAACGCTTCAGCCCAAAAGTCTATGGGTGTTCTTGGCGACATTTACAACACAAATTTAAAAAGTATTGCTCCTTATCAGGAAGCTGGTGTCGGTGCGTTGAATGAAATCAACAAACAGATGCCATATTTGACACATCAGTTTGATGCAAATGATTTAAAATCTGGTTTAGCACCTAACTATGAATTTATGTTGGGACAAGGGCAAATGGCCAACCAACGTGCGGCAAATGTTGGAGGCGGTGCTTTGTCTGGAAACACACTGACAGGTTTGAATCGCTACACCCAAGACTATGCCGGCAACGCTTATCAGAACGCGTTTAATAACTACAACACTCAGCGCAACAACATTTACAACACGTTGTCGGGTATTGCGGGCATGGGCTCTACTGCTAACCAACAAGGTATTGGCGCGGGTACGGCTTACGGCACAAACACCACTAACCTAAACACTGGTTTGGCAGCGGCTAATGCAGCGGCTACTATTGGTAAAGCTCAAAACATGGGTACAACAATTTCTAATCTTGGCAACACGGCATTGTTGGCAAGTTTGTTAGGCCAAAACAATGCTGTTATACCTGGAGGTTAAGAATGGCTGATTTCTTTACTGGTTACTCTAACGTTGTGCCTAAGCAGACTTCGTTGTCTGACATTATGAATTTGGCTTCTGGTGTTCAAAACTATCAGCAAGCCCAACAAATGAATCCTTTGACGTTGCGTAAAGCCGCGGCAGAGACTAAAGTATCTGAAGAAACTGCGCCTACTCGGATTGCACAGCAAAAAGCTGAAACTGAAACGGCTCAAATTGGCGTTAACTCAGCTAAGTTAGAAAATGCTCGTAAGCATTTGGATAATGTCAAACGTGAATCTGTAAAATTATTGCAAGAAGACAAGTTAACCCGCGATGACGTGGTTAATCACTACAAAAAAACCATCAAAAACGTTGGTGGTGATGAGAGTGTAATCAATCAAGCTATTGAGAGAATTCCACAAACAGACGACACAAACGCGTTAAAGACTTGGATTGCTCGTGACTTTACTGGCGCTTTGAGTGCTGAAAGTCAGATTGATAAGTTGTTCCCAACGGCCACAATGGTTTCTACAGGCGCAAAAAATGTTCCTGTGCAAATGGGCTCAGCAATTGCGTTTGGTACGCCTGGCACACAAGTGGGCAAATCCATTGAGGCAGAATTACCACCAACAACACAAGTTGTTAATTCTCAAACTGGTGCGGGCCAATTGCTTGGGCCTTTGTCACAACGTCAGCCAGGTCAATCTTTGCAAACTAGCGTTGGCCCTGCTCAGACTCAGATGTTTCAAGCAGGCGGTGAAACAGCATCCAAAGACTACATTGAAACTATTGACAAAGCCAAAAACGCACAGAATCGTATTGGCACATTACAAAACATCCGCAATCTGTCTGAGAAGGCGTTTACAGGCGTTGGTGGTGGCCGCAAAGAGTTGTTGGCTGGTGTGGCCAATGCGGTCGGCATCCCTGCTTATGAGATGGAAAAAACTGCCACGGATGAGTTGGCCAAAAATAGCGCTTTGTTAGCGCTTGCTGGTGGCAACACAGATGCGGCTCGCGCTTTGGCTGAGATTGCAAACCCTAATAAGAAAATGAACGAAGGCGCTATCAAAGGCGTTGTCAATCAACTTATTGGCGTGGAAAAATTAAACATGGCCAAAGCCGATTACATGGCACAATTTGCCTCAAATCCTGATGTTTACAACCAAAAACTTCAGTTGTTTAACAAGATTGCTGACCCTCGTTTGTTTCAGGAAATGTCTGCCGCTGATGTAGCGCAATTAAAGCGTTCAATGTCAGATGCAGAGCGCAAAGACCTGTCAAACAAAATCATGCAAGCTAAGATGTTGGGGATTATTAAATAATGGCCTCTCTTGCTGAACTTTGGGATTCCGGCCCTGCACCGGCAACATCTGATAAACGTCAAGTTGATCGCATGGCTGTTTTGCAAGACGAGATGTCTAAGGCAAAACAACGCTTGGCCAGTGGCGACCAAAGAGCGCAAAGAGACATTGAAGCCTTAACCCGTGAGATGGGCGGCAAGGTAGTTCCCCAAGCCATGCCTCAGGCTATGCCACAAGCTGCCCCTCAAGCCGCACAAGAGCAAACATTGGCTAACTTGTGGGAATCTACACCCGCGGCTGGTGAGCCTGCAAAAGTAATTCAAAAGCCTGATACTTCAATGTCTCAGATGGCTTCTCAGTTTTACAACAACTTGCAACAAGGTAAAAAAGACTTTGGTGCAGGGCTTGCTTCTTTGGCTGACACAACTATTGGTGGCATTTTGCCAATGTCAGGACAAGTGGTTCAAGCGGCTACTCGGCCTTTTACTACTCCTGAAAAAGCACAGGAATATGGCCAAACAGTCACAAGCGCATTAGAAAAACCATTTGGCAAAGCGTTTGGCGTGACTGAAAACCCTGCTTACAAAAGCGAGGCATCACGCCAGTTAATGGATTTTGTTGGCCAAAACATTAACAAAGGTGCTGAGTGGATCGCGTCTAAAACAGGCTTACCGCTTGCTGACGTACAAAACATGGTTGGAACGGCTACAGTGGCTGCGCCAGGCATGGTCGCTAAACCCTTGGGCGTTGTGGCCAAACCTTTTGTAAAAGGTGCTGAGACTTTAAACAGATATGCCAATGAACTTCAGGTTGGCGCTCCTGGTCAACTGCAACAACAGTTTCAGGCTAAAGGTGGTTTGCAAAGCGCGGGCGCTGCGGCCACAACAGACCAAGCGGCTGTTCAAGCCTTGTTAGCTAAAGCAAGTCCTGAGTTACAAGCTGAACTAAGAAACACGCCAGCGCATGAATTTAATAGGCCTGCACTAGAACGCGCAGTTGAAGCTGATACTTTGCCTGTGCCTGTTCGTTTGACAAAAGGCCAAGCCTCTCAAGATGTAAATTTGCTTTCTGATGAAATGAACATGAGAGGCAAAAACCCTGAGTTGGCCAATCGTTTTAATGAGCAAAATGGTAAGTTGATTGAGAACATGAACGCCATTAGGGACACTGCCGCCCCTGATGTGTTTGGTACAAACCATTTAGAGAACGCTGAATCAATCATCAATTCTTACAAAACGCTTGATGACACGCGCACGGCTGACATATCTGCTAAATACAAAGCCCTCAAAGATGCCGCGGGTGGTGACTTCCCTATTGACGGAAAGCAGTTTGCCATCAATGCTGAAAAGATGTTGGGCAAAGAGTTAAAGACTGACTTCTTGCCTCCTGCTCTGGCCAAACAATTAGATCGCTACAAAAATGGCGAGACAATGACGTTTGAGCAATTTGAAGCCATGAGAACTAATTTGGCGTCTGAGATGCGTAAGGCAGAGCGTTCAGGTGATGGCAACGCTAAAGCGGCTTCTAGTATCGTTCGCACGGCCTTAGAGGACTTACCATTGTCAGGTGAGGCAGAAGCCCTCAAGCCCTTGGCTAATGAGGCACGAAACGCGGCTAAAGCTCGTTTTGATATGCTCAAAAAAGACCCCGCATATGATGCCGCGGTCAATGATGTTGCCCCTGATAAGTTTGTCAACAAATACATTATTGGCGGTAATAAGCGAGATTTACAGACATTAGTGGAACAACTCGGTCAGGGCTCTGAAGGCCACCAAGCCGTGTCTGCTTCTGTTGTGAACTGGTTAAAAAGCAAAGCTGGTGTGGTTGATAACAATGGAAACTTCAGCCAAGCGGGATATAACAAAGCGTTGCAACAGATTGACCCTAAGTTACTTGAGTTAGTTGATGGCCAGACTGCCCAGCAGTTAAAGGCTTTGGGTAATGTTGCTAGGTATACGCAAGCACAGCCCCGTGGAAGCTACATCAATCAATCAAATACATTTGTGGCGGGTGCTAAAGAATTTGCCAAGGGCGCTCTTGAAAAAGGTGCTAATTATGGTTTGGGCGCAGGCATGATTCCTGTTGGCACAATGATTCGTGAATCGGCTCAAAAACGTGCCATGAAACAACAAACTGAAGAATCTTTGAAGCCTGGTGCAGGCACAAAACTTTCTGACATTGGCAAATCACCAAAAGCCGTAAAAATTGATTTAAGCGGCATGGCAAACAAGGAATAAACATGGCAGTCAATCTTTCCCCTATTGGTAACGGATTCCAATTTTTCACCACTACTGGCCTCCCCTTGGCTGGTGGGTTTATCTATACCTATGCCGCAGGCACGACCACGCCTCAGTCGACCTACACAACCTCAACGGGTAATGTGGCCAATACAAATCCTATTCAGTTACAAACTGATGGCCGCCCACCACAAGAGGTTTGGCTAACCGCGGGGTCAAATTACAAATTTGTTTTGACTGACGCTAACCTGACAGTTATTCAAACTTACGACAACTTGTACGGAATTATTGGAACGACTGCGGCTGTAAGCGCTGTGCCATCTGGCGGCATTATTATGTGGTCTGGCTCGATCGGTTCAATCCCTGCTGGTTACTACCTCTGTAATGGTCAGAATGGCACTCCAAACCTTCAGGATTCGTTTGTTGTGGGGTCAGGTAACACTTACGCTGTTGGCAACACTGGTGGCTTTACAGCGGCTTCTACAAGCAACGTGGGGACATACCTTCCGACTTACTATTCTTTAGCGTACATTCAGAAAGCCTAAAATGAACGAGATTGATTTAGTCCAATATGGTGCGCTTCAGCAAAAAGTCGAGTCAATGGAGGCAAAGATTGACAAGATGGAAGGCCAGTTGGACACTTTGATTGAGTTGGCTAACAAAGGCCGTGGCGGGTTCTGGATGGGCATGGTGTTTGTGTCGGCAATATCTACGTTTGTCGGTTACATCACTCACTATTGGTCGAAATGAAATGGTTTTGGCTATTTCTTATTTGCTTGGTATTTTGGGCGAGTGCAAAAGCGCCTTGCACAGTTACAGACTTTTACGCTCTGAGTTGGCTGGGAAACCCATCGGAGAGGCATCAAAGATTGTCGCAGTGGCTCACCACAAATGGTGATAACTGCTCTGCTGAACAACTAGCGGGTATTTGGAATAATTTGGCAGCGTGGGCTGGTGTTGCAGATAGTGCAGAACTTCGCTCTAAAGTGCTGTATTACTATGCAAGGGCGGCTGAAAGGGAAAAGAAGTGAAAGTCAGCTTTGACAAATGGTATCCCATAGTCCACCCAATGGCTTCCACGCAAGCCGAAGTGTTTGTCAAAAGGATTGAAAAGTTAGATGCTGAACGTGCAAATCAGGTTCAAGTTGACAATCAGGTAAAGAAGTTTCACCAATATGAGTATGAGATATACAACTATCGGATGCGGCAGATAACTCTAAACATTGAGATTGCCAATTTAAAACGTAACATTGACCAACTAGCGTGAGAATTAAATGAGCGATCTAAGAGAAAAACTTACCTTTTCTGTGACCTTGATGGTTACTGCCACCCTTTGCCTAGTCATGCTTGGCATTATCTTTGCTTTGTTGATGGGCTTGTATTCTGCTGACGTTGACAACTCGGAAGTTTTTAAAGAGATTACTCCCGTACTTCAGACCATTACTGGGGGTTTCATAGGTTTATTGGCGGGTATTAAACTTTCACAAACTTTTGACAAATCGGATGAACAATGATTGATATGTTAATCGGCATGACGATTGGTGCTGTGTTTATTTTTGTGGTGTCATTCCTGCACAACCTTATTTCAGTTTGGACAAAGGATAAAAAATGATTGGACTAGATTCACTTTTAAACATTGGCGGCAAGCTCATTGACAAACTGATTCCTGACCCAGAGCAAAAGGCCAAAGCTCAGTTGGAGTTAACTAAGTTAGCTCAAGATGGTGAGTTGGCAAAAATGGCTAACGAGACTGAGTTATACAAGACTGAGCAAAACAACCTCACAGAGCGTGTTCAGGCAGACATGGCATCTGACTCTTGGCTGTCCAAAAATATTCGCCCTATGACCCTTATATTCCTTTTAATCGCCTATTCTGGCTTTGCAATCGCATCAATCTTTGAATATGAGACTCGTGGTGCTTATGTAGAGTTGTTAGGCCAATGGGGTATGCTTGTAATGTCGTTCTACTTTGGTGGCAGAACACTTGAAAAAATTACCGATAGGGTGAAAAAGTGAAGTTAACTGAACATTTTTCTTTAGAAGAACTGACATTTTCAGAGATTGCAGAACGCAATGGATGGGACAACACACCAAATGACCATGAACTTGAAAACCTCAAAAGACTCGCAGAATTCCTTGAAGAAGTTAAACAAACCCTTGGAGGAAAGCCAATCATTGTTAGCTCTGGTTTTCGCAGTAAGCAAACAAATGATGGAGTGGGTAGTCGTGACAGTTCTCAGCATAGGGTTGGGGCTGCTGTGGATTTCCGAGTTCCTGAACTGACGCCTGACCAAGTGGTCAGAACAATTATTGCCTCAAGCCTGGCTTACGATCAAGTCATAAGAGAGTTTGCATCGCCTACTGGCGGTGGCTGGACACACATCAGCATCCCCAATACACCTCAATTGACGCCACGCAAGCAAGCACTTATTATTGACAAATCGGGAACTAGAGCGTTCTCATAAAGGAAAATCATGGCCACCAAGATGACATTGACACGCGAGAAGGTTAAGCACACAGAGCCTTCTAATTACGAAGTGATGCGCGAACACAAAAAAGAGCGCATGAAAGTAATGGCTTTGGAAAAAGAACTAGACAAACATGAGAAAACTGATGCGGCTCACGCTCACCCCATGCACAGGTCGCATGAGGCGCAGCCCTCTGCACCACTGCCATCAATGCGTAAATAAAAAAAAGGGGAACAAGTCCCCTTAAAGTGGCAACTGCGATGCCTACTCTATTGTAAAGGGTAAAGGCACTTCAGGTGGCCACTTACCTTGATTACATAGCGTTAAAACTGTCCCAATATGGGCTTCTGCCCATTTCTTTTGGCGTTCCTCTTTAGACAAGTTTTTGCCTTGGTCTATTTCGTAATGGCAAGCCAAGCACAATGCCGCCACTAAATTGTCGTCACATTTAATCCCGCGGCCTTTGCCACCGCCCCAGTTACTGTGAGCCGCCTGAACGCCATTGTCCATGCCACAGCCGTGACAACAGAGTTGAGCCACCAACTTCAGTAACTTCTGGCTTCTCACATACTTGTGTTTCGGGTATTGCATATTCTTTGGTTAAAAATTTATGGCCATTCAGACACATTCGTCTGCGGGTTACATACTCAGCGGTTGATCGGGTGTCTAAGACTTTAAGGTTTTCTGAACTACAGCGGGGACACATCATAATATTACTCCGTTGTTTTAACGCCAAGGCGCTCACTTGCTTGCTCTGACCGCCAAATATCCGACTTCATCTGGGCGGCAAATAACTTCCATTTCAGGGTTTCTTCCTGCTCAATCGCGATTGACAATCCATGCAAAAGCTCTTGGTATTCGGGGTGAGCGTAGGCTTCACGCTCCTGTGCGACAGCGGAATCTATGCCTTTGGTCATGGCTTCTTTCATCAGCAAAGCCTTTTTTGTCTTGCGAAATTCCTCTAGGTAAATTCTTTGAGCCTTCGCAGCAGCAAACTTAGGCGCTTGCTCAAGGATAAATTCGATGGCTTTATATGGTGCTTTCATTTGACAACCTCAATCATGCGTAAAGCCGCTTCAGGGCCATCAACACGGCATAAGGTACTACCTGACCAATTCTCAAAAAAATCGGCTTGTAGCTTCGTTAAACGCTTTTTAGGGCCATCTTTGATCTCCATGAGGAATGTGTGTCCCTTGTACCCCACCAAAAGGTCTACGGGTAGGCCAATAATCCACACATAAGCTCCAGCAGCTCGTAATGCAGAGACTACTTGTATCGCATTTGCGTCAACTCTTGCGGCTCGTCTCATTTTGAATCCTGTTCATGCGTTGTCTCAAATCCAAAGTGGCGTACACGCCTCTGATTCGTTCCAAGTCCCCTAACACACCCTGCCACCAACTTAACGCTTTCTTTGAGCCAATCGTCAATTTCTTGGCTTGGTAACGCCTGAGCCACTCTTGGGCTTCGCAGTCCATAAAGTGCTCCAATTCTTCGGGTGTCATTTTCTTTTGTGTTCCAATCAAAAGTCATTTAAAACTCTCCAGGCTGTTGCGGCACAGAGTGGCACTTGTCCATTTCCAATGGCTTTAAGTCTGTCCACTCTAGAGGCCACCCCATTAACCACTCGACCCACGTTGGGTTCAGAAGCCCACTGTTGCGGTCTACCGATTGACTCAGCATAATTTGTTTGCCAATTTTGATTCGTCTTTGTATTGACGGATTGCTCATGTTGCCCCTGTCCCGATTGTCCGATGCTTGCGGGGTCGGAAACCAAAGAACTACCGTCCCTAATCCTGGCGAATCCCTCTTGAACTCCGATGGGCTGCCTTTTTCGTTGGAATTGTGGCAAGTTGGTGTAGGCCATTTGTTGGCTAACATTTTTTTCATTTTTGCTTTTCCATTCGTTCCCCCGTTGCCTGGTAGACAAGGTGTAGGCCAAAGTTCTTTGTTTTCCGACAATCCAGATTCTGTCCCTCTGATGGTTTGCTCCAACGTCCGCTGCTCCCAACACTCCCCATCTCGCATCAAACCCCATTGAGGCCAAGTCTCCGAGAACTCGTCCAAGTCCCCTAGAAGTGAGCATTGGTGAGTTTTCCACGAACACAAACTTGGGTCGTACTTCGTAAATGATCCTCGCCATTTGTCCCCACATTCCGCTTCGTTCTCCATCAATACCTGCGCCTCGCCCTGCGGCTGAGATGTCTTGGCATGGAAATCCTCCAGATACGACATCAACAATTCCTCGCCACGGGTTTCCGTCAAAGGTTTGTACGTCATCCCAAATCGGGAAAGGCGGGAGAAGTCCGTCATTTTGTCGGGCGCACAATACGCTTGCTGGGTATTGCTCCCATTCGACTGCACAGACTGTTCTCCAACCAAGGAGGTGTCCACCAAGTATTCCTCCACCAGCGCCTGCGAAAAGAGCCAACTCATTCATGTTCTCCCACCATATTGTTTTTTTAATTCGGCTAATTTAGCCAACGCTTCCTGTTTCACCCGTTCGCTCTCAATCTGCTCATGAATGGTCATTTTTCGTTCAATCATCGGAACTTGTTTGACAGGAATAAATGGGCCTTGATTGCACAAATTCCTAAACTTAATTGCGCTTGGCACAAACTCACCATCTAACTTTGAAATGGCGTAATCCATGCTTGGGCGATATGTTAAAAAACCTTTAAGCTGATGCGCCCACTCCTGGCGAATCAAACTGTGGTCAACACCCTCCCAATGTCTGAGAAATGCCGCACCATAAATTGCGCTCATGCGGCCAAAGATGTAATCCAAGCCTTGCTCAACTTCGCAAAAATCAGTTTCCGAGTAGTTTGACATTGCCCTGTCCTCCAAGTAAGCCACGAGTAAGACCTGACAAAACATTAGCGTTCCGTTGGCCAGTTTTGGTTAAATTGCGTTCATCAGGTTTAATCCAGTCGGCTTGTAAGCCTTGCGAGCCTCTAGCGCACCAAATACTTAAAAAGTCGCTGAACTCCATGTTTGCCTTGGCAGCTTCTTTTCTTGCGCTGTTTACAACTGTTTCGGTCACAGGTGCTTTTTTGGCTTTGCGTAACTGTTTCCAGTCATCCCAAATTTGTTGGTCAACATCAGGAGGGCAAGCAACGCTAGTTGCGTTCTTCTCTCTCTTTGTCTCTGTCTCTAACTCTGTCTCTGTCTCTCTCTCTGGTAGATCAACTTGATATCCTTTTGATATCTTATTGATATCATCTTGTTCCAGCCAATGAGACAGCTTGATAATGATTTCTTTAGTTTTCAATTCAGTCAATCTGAGTCGAAAAGCAAGAGTTTTGTTGTCAGGGATTCGACCCTCGTTCTCACTAGCTATTAACCAAAGCATAACTAGCACTTTGGCGGCCAAGGGGTCTAATTCATGCCACTCAAGGTCATCAAGAATGTCACGATACAGCTTCACCCAAGGAGGCCGCCTGTCCTTGAAGTGCTGAAACTTTGTCCAATTTTTAATACGCATAAAAGCCCAAAAAAAAGGGCTACACCTGAAGTCTCACCCTTGCGGATGTTGGCGGACTGGCGTAGTAACCAGCAGACTTCATGTGTAACCCTACTACATTAACACCGCCAAGTGTTTCCATTATTTTACTCCAAAAACCAATCAGGGCGCAACACCATCAATTGATAAAGCCGCCCTGTTGGGATGGTTTTCCAGTTATGTACCGCCGCCCTGGTGATGCCCAAAATTCTTGCAAGCTCACTCTGAGAGCCAGCCAATGTGATAGCTTTTTGTTTGTCCATGCAATCAGTATAGCAAAATAAACATTTAAGAATTTGCAAAAAAGCCACATTATGGAAAGTACTAATAAAAAAACCTTGTTGCGTGTTTAGTTTGATATACAATCACGTCATGCCCTAGCACATCGCATGGGGTCTTTTAAGGAAACCAAATGATTGACTACAAACTCAAATTCCACTTTGACGATCTCATCACACACAATGATGGCGACAGTTTCGACAAAGTAACAGTCGGCTACGACTACTACCCCGCAGAAAACAATCTGCCCTACGACCACAACACAGCAGAA